TCTTCTTCAAGAGTTGCAAGATAAGCATTTTCTGGTGTCATACCATCAATAACTTTTCTAGTATAACTCTTAATTACATTTTGCTCTTTACTAGCGATAAATTGTTTTAGCTCTTGAGCTTTTCTAGAATTAACTCTTTCAGTATTTGCGATATTTGCTTTTATTGTATTTAAGTAAGTTTTATAATCTCTATGTTTTGTAAAATCTCCTTTTGCACTTTCAATGTAAGAGGAAAATAAAGAAATATCTTCTAAAGCAATTTGATCAAGATCGTCTCCATCCAAAATTGTATTTTGAATATCACTCATTAATTCAATAGTATTTGCTGCCAGTAATTGTTCCGTTACTGCTACAAATATTTCATCTTCTGTTTTGCCTATAGATTGTCCATCTAATCTTTCTGGATCGGCTAAAAAGGTTGATAACTTAATAAACATTGCCTCATTAAGCATATCCAAATCGTACATTTCATGAAGTTCTTGAATTGTTGGTAATTCATTTGAAGATGCTTCGTCATCAATATTTCTTTTATAATTATTAATTCTTAATAAAACTTCAGTAAAAGCTCCAATTTGAGTTCTTTGTTCTGTTAATAAATTAAATCTTTCAACATTTTCACTTCTTGCTCTTTTACTAATTAAATTCTCTTTTGCTCTATTAACAATTTTTTCAGTTTCTACTGGTCCAACAGCCTCAAGTAATTCATCTTTACTTCTAATAACACCTTTAGGATCAATATTTAATTGAGCATTTAAAAGAAGTTTATTTCTTAAAGATGTTTTTTTCTTAACAATATCTTTCCAAGTTTTTTTACCTAAATAACTTTCATAAACTTTATTATTAATTAAACTATCAAATGTTCTAGCTCCAATAGCTTTTTCTGATAAGTCTGAACTCATCATAGAAGAAAGAGAAGTATCAAAAGCTGTATCAATATTAACAGCCAGGCTATCAATATTATTTGATGTAATTTGAGATGCTAGTTTAGGAATAAGGACAGCTTTTCTTTCTGCAATCTTATCCAGGAGCAATCTTTTAACTGTATTATTTTTGCCAGATAAAATCTTTTCAAATGATTTATTGGTTAATGATTTTTCAAATTTTTGTGGAGCATCAGTGTCTGTGCTGTTTAAATATTTATCATATTCTTTTTGAATATGTAAATTAACATCAGTCAAAGTTTCATTAACTTGATTTTGATCTTCAAGAGCATAAATATCTTTTTGAATATCAGCGATAGCTTTACCAACTGCTGTATATCCTGATCCAACTACATTTGCTAAAGACATCGGTAAAGCAAGAGTAGAAGTTCTTGGTGTTTGTGATGTAGCAACATTTTCAGTGCTTTGAATTATTTCTAATTTTGCCATTATGATATTACTAATTTTCCAGCATCTTGAGATTGATAACCCATAGTAAGTAAACTTCCAGCAGCTGCCATGTATTGAGCTCTAGCTGTTAAATCTCCTTTTAATCTTTCGCCAGTTCCTTTAGCTTGAATAAGAAGAGATTGATTAACCATGTCATTAACAGTTACTTTATTATTGTAATCTGAAAGAGCTAAGTCTAGCATTTGATTAGTTTTATTTTTTAATCCAACAAAAAATGGAGTAGTTCCTTCTCTATATTCAAATCCTGTACTTAAAGCTGATACAAAGAAGTTTGAATAAACTTGTTCTTGCTGTTCTAAAAATCTTGGTCTTTCAATTTGATTGTAAACTTTTTCTCTTATCGCAGCTTTTTTTCTTTCATAAGCTGCCTCTTGATAAGCAACAGATTGATTATATTTACCTAGTGTCTTTGCTGTTTGTGCAGCAGCTATGTTACCTATGAAACTCATAATATTTTGCCATTCTCCAATAGTTAGTTCCGTCTAATCCATAATATTTCATCAGACCTTCTTTTGTTAATCCAAGCCATTCAGCAAATCTAATTCCTGTTTTAAATTCTTCTTTAACTGAAGTTTGTAATCTACGAATTTTGTTGTTAATGCAGAGATAATCTAATCTTTTTTTGACTGCCGATGCTGCTCTAATTTTATGATCAAATACTCTTTTGCTTGACATAACCCAGCCTTCAGCAACTCCATCCCAGAATGGAATAATACCACCAGCCAGAATAATATTATTGTCGACCAATAAAGTATAAGATAAACCAGGTATTGCAGTGTCGAGCCTATTTTCTGTAAAACTTGCATCTATCTCCATTAATTTATCGTTCATACCAAAAGCATAAATTTCGTCTCCATGCTCTTTTTGATATGGAATTATTTTAAAATTAGCCATCCGATGTAACCAGAGTTGGATATATTGCTAAAACAGAACATGGCAAAGGCTGGTCTTGTTTTATAAAAATAAATCCGTCTGAATTATAATCGTCTCTAAATTCTATCTCCTTATCTCCAGCTAATAATGTTTCTACTGGAGAGGTTAATAATGATGATGTTGTTCTAAATGGAATAGTCTCTAATGTTGTTAGAGATGGTCCAACTTTAACACCAACAGTTTCAAATAGTCTTAATACTACTTTTGAAATTCTTTTTGTTTTTCCTTGTGAAGTTCCTTCAGCAGCTCCACCTTCAATACGCATAGTTTGTATAACTGAATTATAAGCCAATCCAACACATGCTGTTGTGCAAGCTCGATCTAAAGTTATCGCACCAGAATTTACAATTTTATCTGAGTGTGCAGCTCCATCAGCCAATATAGAAACTGTTTGACCTTCTAAATGTCCAAGACCTGATAATGTACTTGTTGAAGAGCCAGAGTAGGATAAGTGGCTGTCCAAAAATTTAAAAGATGTACTATCATCTTCATCAAATTCAAAATCTGAAAAACATTCTATAAATCTTTTTGTTGATCCGTTTACAATTCTTTTTACAATTATCCAAACTTCATCTTCATTTAAAGTTCCAGAAATTGATGCAACACTTTCAACAACAGCAGCACTTTCATTTTGAACTGTTAATCTTGCTCTGTCAGCTGAAACACAAGTTAAAAATCCTGTAGCACTATGAGATGCCTCTCGAACAGTTACTATGGCAGCAGAAGGATTAGAAACCACAAAGTCGGCATGTAAATTAATAGCAGTATAAATATTATCTGCCGTTGTATCATTACTTTCATTATGAAAAAATTTATCTGTATCAGGTGTTCCTGATCCAGCACCTTGACAAGTAAAAGTAACTTCTTCTCCGTTTGATTTTGTAAATGTTAATTTTGTTCCAGTAGCAATATTAGAATAATCAGAAACGGTTATTGTGCATTCTTGACCAATGCCACCTAAAATATGTCGATGCCAAGCAACAACATTTTCAGATCTTTGATATGTTAATCCAGCTAAAACTCCATCATCTCTAACACACCAAATAATACTGTCTGGTGATTGTTGATATGACATTTGATTAATTCCAGTTTTTGTAACTGTCTCATTAAGTATAGTTAAATCTGGAGCTGTATAACCATCACTCTCAAAGTTATAAGCTAATTCTCTAATTTTTCTTTTTGCTTGCTGTAAAAATAAAACTGCATTTCCAGCTGGAACAGCATCTACATTTGCAAAACCAAATGAACTTTGTCTTTTAATTACTATGTTTGAAGGAGTCACTGAAGCATCAGTCCCATCTGCTGAAATTGTAAATTCACCTCCAGTTGTACCTATAATTAAAGTTCTAACTGCCTTCATATAACGAATGGCATTAACCTGATTTGATGCGATTGTATAAACCATAGCATCATCAGCATCTGTTCCTGTAGTCATGTTCACATAATCACCAGCTTTAGAAAAATAAACTGTTTGTGGTTCATCAGTTGTTGCGGCAAAAACTAATCTTTGCTCAAAAAATGAAACACAGCCTGGATGTCCAGTAGTGTCTGAAAATGCTCCTAATTTCCAATCTGTTACAGCGGTTGTTGCAGAAAAATCGTCTTTAATATCTATTTTTACAACAGTTGCACTCGTATAACTTCTAATCTTTGCATAACCAGAACTAAAATTAATTAATCTTCCAACATCTGTTGAAACAAAAGTTGAAGCTGATGCAGTTAATGTTTGATCATCTCCAGTTGTTGCTCCTGGTGTCATTGTAGTTGAAGTGGTATTTTGAGCCAGGTAAGGTCCATCAACAAAAACTACTTCAGTTAATGTCCATGACGTATGACCAGTTCTACTTAACTTCATCACTTCATGATTTGGATGAGTTATAAACATGACATCAGCACTTTGAGCTATCTTAATTTCAAAAAGTTCTGCTGTTAAATAAGGTGAAGATATTTCATAAGCTGAACCACTATCTAATATCTGTCCTTTGTCTTTATAAAATCTAATATAAGTATTTCCAAACTCTAACATGTAAGTTTGAGTTGTTGAAAATTCAAAAGGTATCAATCTTGTTTTTAAACTAGATGTCTTAACTTCTGAAATATATTGAGTACCAGTTCTTCTTGTAGCCGCTCCTTGAGGCGCAACTAAAAAGTTCTCCATTTTTTTTGTTCCAGAAGAATACTTCTCAAAATCCGTTCTGCCATCCATTTTGGCTGAAAATTCTCCAGAGACAAATGAAGTTAAAGCTAAAGTGGTTCTTGGCATATCTTTTTAAAAATTTCTTGTTGTGTTAATCCTTGTTCTTCTTTTTTACATTTTGTCGTTGGATCAATATCTTTTTCTTCGATAATTTCTACTAAGCAATATCGATAAACTTTTGTGTCATCACCCCATTGAAAATGAAGTAGTGATTTTGGTTTAGAATATTTTTCTATTAATCTTGGATCAAAAGCTGAAGTCGTCATTATAATCTTGCATCAATAAATTCATCACTTTGTATTGTGTCTAAAGAATTTTCAGTTGCGTCTATAAATCTTGCCTCTTTTAATCTTTCATCGGCTCTCTGCATATAATTTTTTGCTAGTGTTGCATTGCTGGTTAAAGAATAAGCTATGTCCGCAGCCAGCTGATGACTTATGCTTTCTTGAAGATAAACATCATATTCATTTGGATCTGTTACTAATGCAATATATACAAGATAAATCGTACCTTCATTTGTTACAATCTTGCGTTGCTCAACTTTATAATCAATTTCTGAATTAATGCTGTCAGCAGTTCCTGTATGAATTTTTAAAACTCTTAAACAATCTGAAGGTAAAGTATAAGCATAAGTATATTCTACTACTGGAGCTGTGCTATCTTGCGCTAATTGAACTCTTTTATGCAAACAGTTCCAGGCATGACCTCTAAAAACTCTGTTCCGTACTGGCTCATATCTTTGATTACAAATTCTCGCATTTTTACTGTCATCAGTTAATGCAGAAATTGTTGATGCTCCTAGTAAATTTAGAGCTGAGTTGCATATTGAAATTACACTAGCCATTAAGTCGTTTCTCCTATTTCTTTACAATAAAATTTTATTGCTAATTTTTTTTCGTTAATTTCTTCAAGAGAATGATCTCTTTTTAAAGTTATATGTGAAACTCTATAACCATCTAAAATACAGTCTGGATAAGAAGTGTATTCATAAGGACCATAACCAATTTGATGACAGTTATTTTCCATTCCTACAAAACTACATAGGTATAAAATGATTACAAATTTCATTAAATTTTGTGAATGCCTGGCGGAGTATTTCATCCGCCAAACAATTTTTTTTTCTAGTTCACAACGTAGTGAATGTTGAAGCTCATATCGCCTTCAGTTCCACCAGCAGCAGCCATAGTAGCAGCTATATAGTAGAAACCTCCAGGATCTGAACTTGCTCCAGCCATTTCATACATTTTTGATCCAGCAGTATTAATGTCAGCAGCTTCGAATCTTACATCTGCCATTGCAGCGGCATCCGCCACAGCGCTAGCAAAATAATCTTCATCTACTACTGTTCCATTAGTCTGATAGATACCCACGTTAAACGTACATGAACCTCCTAATGTGTCTGAGCCAACAAATAGTTGAGATACAGTCGCATTACTAGGTATTGGAGCTAGCATAACAATATCATCGTCATCACTATCTCCAGCCGCAACTACTATAGTACCTTGAGCTACACGAACATTTCCGTGTAGAAGTGCAGCACTATTAGCAACTTGCGGAGTAGCTTCAAAATTTGAAACTAATGTTGAGTTTGCAGTTCCCATATTTTTTTATCTCCTATTTATTAAGCTTCATGTGCCTGGATAGTGACGATCTTCTCTTCTTCGAGTCTCGTACTTCCAACTGATTGACACACATAGATTTGCGTTGCATAGCCTTTGTCAGATCTTTCATCTATTCTAGTCATTATGTCTTGACCTAGAGCAAGCTTCATTCCATCTTGCGCCCAAGCTAAACATAATCTTTTAGAAGATGCGATGTCTAATCTGTTTATGACTATAAAGTTAAATCCCAAGAATGAATTAACTTCTCCATTCGCAAGTGCTTTAACACTATTGAAATC